CATAATTGTTTGAGCCTTTGCCTTTAGCGGCACGTTGTCGTACAGTCTCAATAGTTCAGACTCAGGTAATATTGTAAATATTTTACTGCTGTCAAATACAAACGTATAGTCAGTATTGTCAGACAGGCCAACATTGTTCTTGTCAATTTTCTCAATTATCTTGATAATGTTATTGGCAGATTGCTTGAATAGTAGGTCAACGCCAACAACAAGAGGGCCTCCTGAGTTATATGTAACCTTTGCGCTATTGCAGGAGTTTGTCATACCCTCGTTAAGCATACTGCTTACGGCAAACTCAAACGGTTTAGGGATGAACGATACGTCAGACCACTGAGATGTTGCTGAATACTCACCATCGATATAGCGGTACCTATATGCAAATGATATGAAACGCGTATCCAAGTAGTTCTCCTGACCGCTTGCGGCAAAAGGCTCTACAGTAGGCGATTCTGTTGGCGGTTTTTTGATTACTAACAACTCCTCGCTTGTGAATGGGTCGAAGTCATTTCCAAGAAGTGGTTTAGGGTAATTTCTTTTTACATTTATTACCCTTGGTTGATTGTAATCATCAGTAAAAAATAATAGGTCTTCAACAATATCGACACCTGTTATTAGGTATTGGGGGTTAAAATTTAATGTTGTTGTGGTATAATTAGTACCTGTTGACTCCCATATTGATACAACATGATAAACTAAAACCTGAGTCAATATATTATATGATACAATCAGGTCGCACAGCCCTGTAATAAGTGAATTACTATATGCCGGGTCATGTACAAACCAATAAATCAGATTATTGGCACTGTCTTGAATTGCGCCTATTGTCCTTGCTTGTGTACTAAGTTGCATGGAGCCAACAGGCGCTAATTGCGTAAGAGGAATGTTCCCCTTAGTGTTTTCAATCACACCAATTTCAGATTGTTCGGTAGAGCCCATCCGAATATTCATAGCATCGATATACTCGCCCTCAGGTAAAAGTCGTTCGTCAACCAACTTATTCATTCTACCCGCTATAAAATTTCTTGAAAGTTTAGACATACTTATTTAATTACTTTGTCCATACCGCGCAAGTTCATTAACAATCTGCCGGGATGTATGTTACTTATTCTGATTTTTGCATTTCTCAACAACGCTGAACGCTCTTTTCTTGCCCTGTTTATTATGTACTCCTGAACACCAAACTTTGAGTTAAGGATTTCAAATTTAATTGCAGCATAGATGTACTGCTCAAACATCTTATTCACCCTAACCTGACTCGTGTCCCCGTTTTCCATCCCGTCAGAAACATATTCAAGGATACACAACTCGTCTGACATTACAGAACCAAAATTAATGACACCCCTCCGTTTATCAATAGTAAATGTAGGATTAGCGTTTGCAGTTTCCGTGTTCAGGCCAAATCTTGTAGTGAAATCATATTGGAAGTACCAAAGTCCATCAATGTTCCAACCCTCGTACCCATAATATGGCCCCGGCTGCAAGTATATGCTCTTCTTTGTACCATTAAGTCGGTCTTGGTCAATGTTTGAGTTTTGAGGCTCAAGCACATTACCATTTTGGTCAAATAGAATCATACCTTGGTTATCCTGAAGGTAGGCGCTTGATGACATGACCTGAATGTTCTCCGTCAATGGTCGCAACCAACCATCTTTGTACAGGGATATCCGAACCCAATTGACATAGTCAGAAGGCAGGATATAAATAAGTGAACTTGGAACCGTTAACTCAAGAACCTTGATTTCCTTGAATGCATCATAGTTAAGTTCTTGTATTGCACGCTTTGCGTGGAATAGTATCTTGTATCGCTCTTCATTGTTCACCAATGAGTGGTTGCCCGAATACATCAGAAGGAAGTTATTTACAACATCCTGAAGGCTGATATACTGATACGACCCCCAATTCGCATCGGTTGGGGCCGTTCCATTATTTGTGTAGTATTGATACTGTGTTGTGTACGCCATTGTTTGTTATTTTATTGTTGCTGTTGTTGTGCAGTTGCAAATTGTGATACAACTATCTCACGAATTACAATTCCGCAGTACTCAAGGATTTTTGTAACAAGTTTGTACTCATCCTCCTGAGGCAGTTCAAAGTCTTGGTAATCTATTTGTGATTGGTCAAACACTGGCTCACCGCTCGATAGCAAACTATACGTCCACTTTGGCGGGGCAGGGTATCTAAAGTAGTCGGCCTTTACAGCGCCATATCCCTGTATTGTTGTGGGGTATAGCGTCATTGCATCTCCAATATTTGTGTAAGCCGGGTATATCAATGATGGTGCCGTAAGGTTTGACGCAACCAATTTTAAAATATTCCCATTTGATACACTTTCGGCTTCAGCATTTGCGCTTTTGTATATGGTATAGTCTCTCATACCTACTAAAAATATATCATCAACAAGATTTAGAGTTGTTTGACCTGCAACAGAAAGAACAGTCGTTGATGTAAATGTTGATGTATTCATTACAATATCACCTACTGAAACTCCTGCCGTAACAAATGTAGCTAATGAATCAACCAATTGGTTAACTGACACAGCTGTAGTTACTCCTGACGTTACCTGAGACCCATACACCATTACCTTGCTAATCATATAAAAGTCGTTACCTGTAGTGATAACCGAAGGCACATAAAAATTATTTGCAGACTTTGGAACCAAATAATCACTAACCAAAAACATCTCTAATACCTCGCTGAGTGGTTTCTCCATGTCGGCATAATCAGTACCTGAGGTTCTCATGTTCTCGGCATTAATTACCTTGTTGAAACTACTGAAATAATCCTCATACAACTCCAATTGCGCATTTTGCGCTAATAGGTTGAAATCAGAAGGAGATATGTAACCGTAATTATTTTTGTTCAGTATTGTGAGTACTGTATTCCTAACAGAGTTTATCATCTGCAAACTTTTGGACAAATATACAAAAAAAGGAGGCACATTTTGTACCTCCTGTTTTTATCGTATATATAAACAAAAAAAAAGTTATTTTTCAAGCATTGCCTCCAAGGCTTTTAGCGCCTCAAGGCCATCATCACTCTTTAAATAATACCCGGCAGCATCATATGGCTCTTCACCATAAGGCACAGACATCATCTTCTTTTTGTTCCCTAATGTGTTGAACCAAATCTCCTTGTTGTTATTTCTCAAGGTTAAAAAATTGTGTTCAAAGAACAAGCGAACCTTTGATTGGAATTTTAATTCAGGGTCATTTATAACCTGCAAAAACTCTCTTGGTTGTTGTTTTGCAAATATTAAAATATCTCTTTTCAATTCTGCTGTTGAAATAGATGAAGGGTCTCTTCCAAAAATTACTCGGAACACCATCTCAAGTTGTTCAACCTGCAATGACTTAGCCTCAATTAAAGCGTCCACCTCCAAGTTTAAATCTTCAACTTGTTTAAATGCGTCCTTCTCCTTGTTTACTTCAGCATAAGTTAGGTTGTTTTCCGGGTGGTAGTACAAAAATAATTGAAGAACAGGATTTGTTTTAGGAACAAATAAAAGTCCATCTTCAAATACTACAGGGGGAACAATAGCGTTTCCATCCTGCTCGTCTTCAAACGGACTTTTTTGGTTTGACGCATAACGTAGAGCCCTGTTAATATTATTTTTTTCATCGTACCATAGCAACGACATATATTGATTGTTTCTTGTCGGCAATGTGTAAGATAAGGGAGAGCCTTTTAATAGCTTGTAAGTTTTGTCTGTTGGTGTTTTTGTTTGTTGCATTTTATTTAATTTAATTAAAGTTTAAAAAGAAGGGAGTGTCCTTGAGGACACTCCCTATTAATTACTATGAACCGTAACGGAAAAGCATGAAGTTGTTTGCTCCAAGAGTACAAACGCAACGCTCAGATAAGAAGTGAACCTCCATTGCATCTAAGTCGCTTGTTTGCGCTCCACCGGCAGAACCTGTAATCCAAGTTTTATATCTGCGGTCTTCAGCCTCAGTTGCACGATAACGAACGTGTAAGAAAGGACGTTTTGCATTCTTGCCCATAATTTGGTCGTACACTGTTGTAGAACCTGCCGGAACTAAAAGACCAGTAATTGTAGCTTGCTTTGCGGTACCTGCGGTAGTATTCATACCACCACGCATTGTTGGGTCGTTTAAGTATTTCCAATCAGACTTGTAGAAATCATAACCTCTACGAAACCCTGTGAAACCTAAGTTTAACGCCATCATAATATCATTGTCAAACAGACCAAATGATGCTGATTGCGCTCCATTTGTACCACCTGTACCTGCACTTGGCAAACCATTAAGACCTGCAAGCATATTGTCAATCGCAAAACTTAAATCACGGTTAACAAATAATGCATTCTCCTCAATAGCACCCTGCTTATCAAGACGGCTAACAATTGTATCCCAATCTGAAAGCGCTGATGGGATAGCGCCACCCCAAACATTTCCACGGGTATTTACAGCGTAAAATACTCCTTCAGAACCCATATTACCTGCTCCTGTAAAAGTAGTTTGAGTCTTAACGCCTGATGCTGCTTCAGCAGGTACAGCCTCTAACATTGATGTTTCAATATAGTCATTAAAACGCAAACGTGTTTCGTGCTGACTCTTTAAGTACCAAAGGTACCCATTTGTTCCGTCTTCAGCTGAGATTTCAATCCAACCAATTTGAGCCATGTCAGACCCATTTACGTTATAACGGTCTTTTAAAATAATCGGGTTGTTTGAGAAGAAAATATTCTCAGATTCTAACGAACCGGCCATGCCATTTTGCCCCTTTTTGAATTCAGACCCATAAATAAACATTGAATAATCAGAGTTCGCTGCACCCGTCCCCGCTACTGCAAGACCTGCTGCCTCATAGAACGCAAGTGAGAATGTATACGGAGCAGCAGCACCCGGTGTTGAAGTGGCAATAACTATACCTCTATTGGCCGCACCTGTACTATTAGCTTGAATCAAAACTGTTTGCCCAAGACGAAGGGCAGATGAAGTAATATCAGTATCATTTATTTGAAATGCTGCTGTATTGGCTGCTGCTGCTGCTGCCGAACCAACCTTTGTATACTTAATGTGTAAACGACCTTGTTCTGACCATTTAATTTGGTCAGAGTTTGATGGCAACTCTGCGCCTACTTGTTGTAGAAATCCTGAGATGGTACGGTTCCCGTAACGCTCAAATTCTTTTTCGTAAGTATCGGGTAAATACTGAGTTGCAAAGTTAAAAGATGTAATGTAATTGGTTGCTAATGCAACCTGTTCCGCTGCCGGTTGCAGCGCGAAAGTTGGTGTTGATAATAATGCCATTTTTGTGTGTTTTTAAAAGTTTTTTATTAATTGTTTCTGTTGCTGCGTATTTTCAAGCCGCTGCCGGAATCAGGATTTAATACGCGAACCTGCATTCCTCCCCCTGATGCTTTTGCAAATTCAGGTGCCCTTCGCTCAGACATATTCACATTTTTCATTTTTTTTGTGACATCATTCGTTGCGTCTGACTGACCTTGTTCATAAAAGAACTTAGCAAATTTTTCGGGGTTCATTGCAATAGACAAAGACTTATGATAACCTGTTACATCTTTTATAAGACCATTTTCATCCAAGAACTTATTAATGAAGTTCTGTGGATTTGACTGAGCCTTTTTCACTTCAGATGCATCGCCCGGATTGAATGTAATTTTTTTATCGTCTACATTGAACTCAAAACCTTTGAACTCATTGTCAAACAACTCGTCAGTTTTCTGTGTGAACCACTGACGTTTACGATTGTTCTCCTCATCGATAGTCTTTGCTTGCTTTGTATATTGACGGTAAGCCTCATATTCCTCCTTGTCCTCATCTGACATAGATGCTGCACTTGACTCAAGTGGCACCTTGTATTTGTCCTTCTGACTATTGAAGTACTTTTTGGCCTCGCTAATAATTTTTTTTCTTTCGATTTTTACTTTCTTAACTCTTGACTCATCATCGAACTCCTCGTCATAAGTATACTCCTCCATCATAGCATCAACATCATCCTCGTCAAGCCCTTCTTGAGTTGACATCAGATAATCTTTTACTAATTTGCTCGGTTCCATTGACTCGTAGTCCTTGTTCAAATTCATAAAGTCGGTCATACCTCGACCGGTTTCCTTTTTATACTTTAAAAATGAAGAAACATCTTCAGGCAACTCTTCTGTTGATTGCCTTTCAGACATTAACTCGTCAAAAGAATTAATCTGTTTATTGTATCGTTTCCCAATATATGAAAGAACTCTTTCTTCATCCAAGTCCTCAGGTTCTTGCGGTTGCACTTGTTCCTGTGATTGCACTTGTTCCTGCGCTTGCAATTGTTCCTGTTCGTGTTTTTCAAGTAGTTCTTTTTCTACTTCGGCCACACCTTTTTGCTCGCCACCATCTAAAATTCTTACTGATTTGATTTGCATATAATTAAATTATTTATGACAAAGATATATTATTTTTTGATACTTTTTTATCTTGGGTCGAATTCACCAAAATCAAAACCATCTAAGCTATCCTCATTTGATTCAAAGTTGATAGGAGGTAGATTGTTTTTGCGTTGATTTATAAGCTTAGATTGTTCAGAATTTTGTTGGCTGATTCTTTTAGCTTTAGCATCTTCTTTCAACTGTTCCTTTTCAGTTACGGCACCACCCTGAGCCTGCGCTAATTGAATGTTATAATCAAACTCTCTTTGCATAAGGACAAGTTTGAGTTCAGCCTCTTTCTGCATTTTTGCTATGTCAAGTTGCATCTCAGCCTCTTTCAATTTAAGTTTAATTTCTCCTTCGCTTTGAATTTTCTGCATTGAAGCTTGCGCTGCAAACTGCTGAGACTGCAATTGTTGCTGAGATGTAATAGCTTGTTTTTGCATTGCCATCTTTTCTTCGCGCTCCTGTTTTTTAACTCTCTTCAACTTTAAAAGTTGATTGGCAAGCTTTAAGTTTCTGATTTCACGAATATCAATTGCGTCCTCAAGATTTATGTCACCTTTTGATAACGCCATCTGAATATTCCCTTCAAGTTGAGACTTTTGCTCTTCGTCAGGTGATACTTCGATAAAAATGCCAAAGTCGTATATGTAGAGGTCTTTTATCTCCTCAAGAAGATGTACGTTGTATTTGCCTATTTGATTAATGAACTCATCCTTAAAATCAGCATACTCAAGTATGTCGCTGATTCGATAAGTAAGCGCTTCAGCCAGTGAGCGGTAAACATATAAACCACCATCAAGTATGTGTCTTGTGGCTGTGTTTGAGTTAAGCGCTGCTAATTTCTGAACACCAACAAGTGAATTCGGGTCAGGCATAGAGCCATCACGCGCCTCGTTCAACCCAGTGACAGACCTAATCATATCAAGGTAGTGAGCATAATTTGCAAGTAGCATCTGTGTTTTTGATGCACCTGAATTTGAATTAAGTTCCTTGATAGGAATCTTGGCATTGTTAAAATCGCCATCCTGAGTAAAGCTACGTCCAATAACACTACCTGTTTGGAAGTATAATCTTAATGCATCCTCAGGATTGTATGCTGCGCCTGTCCCTAAGTCAATCTCACTCAACCCATCGGCATCAATGAACACACCATCAGGAACAACTCTGTTAATGACTTGTTGTAGCTTTAAGTGAGTAATTTGAATAAGG